CAAACAAAACAATGGGGGTGAAATCGAAAAAGTTTTACAAGGCGATGGTGAAAGGAAAAAACAAATTCAAACTCTTTTTGAAAAGGAGGGTTTGAATATTGGATTAGATGATGGGCGTATTGCCTTGTTGATTCAACAAGCCCTAACCGTTGAAGAGGTTGAGGAGGCTATTGCCCAGGCAAAGGAAATGCGAAGGAGGGCATCAAGCTCTACCCCGATCAATACTGGATTTGTTTTGTCCATTCTGAAAGGGATGCGGAGGAAAGCACAAGCCCTAGATTCTTCTGAAGAGACCTGGTGGAAATCGAATGAGGGAATTGACCTTAAAGCACGAGAACTCGGAATGCGTGCTCAAGGCTCGGAGAGTTATGACTCTTTCAAAACCAGAATCTTTGCTGAGCTGCGTAAGAGAAAAGAGATCCCAGCTACAACGGAGGCTTCCCATGCAAGCTAACCCAGGTATAGCTGGAATCATTGATCGACCCGATATGGAAGATTTCCCAATCGGATCAATCGTTAAAACCCCAAGTGGCCGAATAGGTACAGTTGTAAAACATCGTGGGGCCCAAAGTCGTCATGACCTATTCCAAAGAATCATCATTGAGTTTGATGAACCTTTTGGTGATTCAGTGGCATTGCAACCTCATCTTTTGAAGATGATCAGAAGATCAGAAGCATCATCATGATTGAAAACAATCAAAAGAAATCAAAGCCAAAAGCAAAGTCGGCGAATAAAGGAGGAGCTAGGCCAGGAGCAGGGCGTAAAGAGGGCAGCCTCACAAAGAGGACTCGTGAAATTGCAGAAGTAGCCGCCGCGCAGGGCATCACACCTTTAGAAGTCATGATGAGAACCATGATGGAGCTCTACAAGGAGGCTGAAAACTGCACTAAGCATGATGATCATGCTCATGAAGGTGTAGGTCATGATCATGACATCATGATCACCGAGAGTCGAATCAAACTCCTGAACATGGCTGCCACCATCGCAAGACACGCTGCCCCCTATGTTCACCCACGCCTATCTGCAATCGAGCATACGGGTAAGGATGGGGCGCCACTACAAAGTGGCGTCTTGGTGGTGCCAGGAGCGATGAGTATGGATGATTGGGAGCAAGCTGCCCAAGCAAAACACTAGTCCATGAAAACCATCTGGGCACCATTACCTGGGAGCCAGACACTATTTCTGACATGCCCCGTCTATGAGGTATTACTAGAAGGCACCAGAGGAGGAGGTAAGACTGATACCTTGCTCATGAGTTATGCCCAACATGTAGGAAGAGGCTTTGGGGATCACTGGCGCGGAACACTCTTTCGTCTAACTTACCCGCAGCTAGCTGACGTAGTAGCCAAGAGCAAGCGCTGGTTCTATCAAATCTTCCCAGGCGCCAAATTCAACGAATCTGACTATGTTTGGAAGTGGCCCACAGGTGAGATGTTGTACTTTCGTTATGGTGCTAACGAAGACGACTACTGGAATTATCACGGTCATGAATATCCATGGCTTGGATTTGAAGAATTAACGAATTGGCGCAACCTCTCGTTCTATGAAGCCATGCATTCCACTTGCAGGTCATCTCATCCCGGTATGCCGAGAATGGTGAGAGCTACCTGCAATCCATTCGGAGTGGGTCATGCCTCTGTGAAGGAGCGATTTCAGATTGGAGCAATACCGGCAGGACAGATCATCAAGCAAGAGGGTGCACTGCCTAGGGTAAGAATTCACTCGACGATTTATGAGAACACCCATCTATTAAAAAACGACCCCAACTACCTGATGAGTCTAGAGTCGCTAAGCGACCCAAACAGGCGTAGAGCGTGGTTAGAAGGAGATTGGGATATCCACGTGGGAAGTTTCTTGGAAGGCGTATGGCAACCCTCCAAACACGTTGTAGAACCCTTCGCAATTCCACCAACATGGAAAGTATGGCGCTCAATGGATTGGGGATATGCAAGACCATATGCCGTCTATTGGTTTGCTCTATCTAATGATGGAGTCTATTACCTCTGGCGAGAACTCTATGGATACGGAGATAAAGAAAATACCGGTACCAGGGAAGATGCAACGGTAGTAGCCGAGAAGATCAAGAAGATAGAAGTTCACGACCAACGCCTTGGATATGAATACCGCATGAACTTAGCTGATCCATCCATCTTTTCAAAGATAGGAGCAGAGCGATCTATTGGTCAGATCTTTAGAGATAAAGAGGTTAAATGGACTGAGGCCTATAACGCCCCAAGAAGCCGAGTAAATGGAGCCCAGGAAATCATTCGGCTGTTAGCTGAAGATAGACTCAAGATCTTCTCAACCTGTAAGCATTGGTTAAGAACCATCCCTCAATTGCCGCCAGACTCCTTAAACCCGGAAGATGTCGATACCGATGCCGAGGACCATGCCTGGGATGCAACTAGATATGGAATTATGCGAATAAGAAAAAATCCTATGGAATGAAGTCGAAGATTCTTTCATTCATTTAGTGACAGCTTTTCTAAAAAGAATCGACCAAATTCGAAAGCCACTTCTTGAATCCATTTGGCACCATCCTTTTCTATCATCAAATCAGTAAATTTTTTATCAAAATAATGAGGTTGGAAGTGTGAGGTACCATTCCGAAATCGCTTCAAATTTTGGACTAACGGAGATTCAAGCAGTCTATCTAGAGCCGAATCGCTCAAATCAGATTCTTGATATGCTTCAATGACAACATATAACGCCGTATACCAATGCGCCATATACATACCTGGTTTTCCAGAGAACCATAAAGTTAGGGAAGTGTTATTAGGAAGGGGAACGGGTTCAATATTTTTGAAGAATTCGTCTCGCAATAAGTTTGACCAAATCCAATAACGATGAAGTGATAGTAAAGCCTCGGGTGCCATGGCAACTTTCTAAAAAAATTCTAAATAAATACGTAGATATGATTGTATAAATATATAACTAAGGGGTGTCGAAATTAAAACCCTATCCTATAGATCTTCAACAAAAATGGACCGCCCGCATCACTCATGCGCGCGCTCACTGGTCAGCCTTTCACAAGCGCGTAAGACACAATCGCAATACCGTAGCAGGCTTTAACTGGAATGCAGACCCAACCAGCAAAGACTTCTCCAGTCTCAGAGCAAATTTAATACACGGCACTATCTCTGCCGTACTACCCAATGTATATGCAAGAAACCCAGAGATATCCACAACCCCATTAAATTCGGGCGCCGACCTCAAGCTCTTTTGTAGAACACTAGAAGCAGTAACCAATAGAGCTCTAGAGCATGCACAATTAAAGAATCGAGCCAAGTCAACGGTAAGAGCAGCATTGACTTGTAGCTACGGAATTCTCAAAGTAATGTATCAAAGAGACCCAAGCAAGGATGCTTACATTAAAGGGCGGATTAATGATGCGCAAGAGAATCTACTACTTATCAAAGAGCTAGAGCAAGATCTTGATGATGGTAATCAGAGTCATCATCATGATGTCAAAAGGGCAGAGTTAGATGAACTCATCGGATCTTTATATGAGCGCTCAGAGGTTAATGCTGCTGAAGGTCTCGTCATTGATAGGGTCCTTACCGAGAATCTGCTCATCGATCCCTCAATCTGTGAATTCTGGGATTACACCGATGCGGACTGGATCTGCCAAGTCATACCGATGAAGCGTTCGCAGGCTGAGGCTATGTACAAGAAGAATCTAGCCAATGCCAAGATCTACCAACCAGGCCAAGGCGAACCCTCACATAAGAAAGCCAGGCGTTTAGCCTCCATGCATATGGATGCAAGCAAAAGTCCGGTAAGTGATGATCAGCAGATCGCAGTCTTGGAAATCTGGGATAGAGCTACACAGCGCGTTTATACCATGGTGGAGGGCGCGTCTGAATGGCTACGTGAACCTTATTCGCCTCCAAGAGCTGGTGAGCGCTGGTACCCATTCTTCCTATTACCTTATCAGGTAGTTGACGGTCAGTTTGTTGGGCCAAGCCTAGTGGATCTAACGGAACGTCTGCAAGATGAACACAACGAAGCGCGCGATCGTTTTAATCAACATCGGGATCTCTGTATTCCGGGGTGGGTGGCATCAGCAGATATCAATGAGAAAACAATCAAGAAGCATGCTGATTCACGATTTGGTGAGATCACGATTGTCGATACCGAAGGCAAGCCCCTGAACCAAGTGATTATTCCCAGGGGGCATCCCAAGATAGATCCTATTGTTTATGACACCAGTGCAGTACGTTATGACTGGGAGCAAGTTACTGGGCTGCAAGATGCTGCGCGCTCAACAGTCGTCAGACCTAAGACAGCTACTGAGGCCAATATCTTACAAAGAGCGTTATCGGGGCGCGTATTTGAATTCAAAGATCAGATAGAAGATTGGCTGCAAGAGATAGCGCAATACAGCGCCCAGGTTTTATTGCAGGAGTTAACTAGCGAACAGGTAGAGCGCTACATGGGTGCGCCAGTTACCAGAACAGCCATGGTCGATGGCAAGCTCACTATCACTAAAGAGAAAACCTATGACTGGCCAACACTTACCAAAGATCGGATCTTTGACATGGTTGATCTCAGAATTAGAGCGGGCACTACTGGTGCACCGGATGGCATAGAAGAAAAAGAAGGTTGGTCAAAAGTCCTGCCCATGATTACAAATCTATCAATACAAATTCAAAACCTACAAGCAAGAGGAATGGATTACGAACATATCCGTAATCTCCTACGGGAAACGGTCTTGCGATATGACG